TTGGCATAAAGACCATTTTTAGTTGCCATATTAACACTTCCATCTTTTTAGTGATGCTTTGGCGCGTTCTGCATCGCCTTTGGCATTCTTTACTACGCCTTCCATACGCGCACAAAAACTAGCCTTACGACCTTCGTCTGCCTTGGTTTTTGGGTTTGGTGCTGGCGCTTTGAGGTTCGATCCAGTTTCACGGTTGTATTTCTCACGTCCTTTGGCGGTCAGTCCTGCGCCCTTGGATACTGGGAGTTTTTCGCCTCGTCCAACGCTTAAAGATACGGTCTTTTTCATGCGCCCATCCAACTTGTTGATACTGCACTGCCTTGTGCGTTGATGCGGTGAGTAGGTTCGGTGTACTCTCTGTGTGCAACAGGAAAGGCGAAAGTGACAGCGATAGCATCGGCAGCGTCTGGTGAAGCCAACCCTCGTGCTTTCATTTCCTTCTTTCCCTCTAAAAATATCGTGCCAGATGAATTGGGCTTTTTTGTTGGCCCAGTTAAATCGGCTTTTAGTTGTCTATCGGACGGAATACTAGCAGATTTTAACCAGTTTCGCATGTCATTCCACATTTCAGCGCGTTTGTTGCCAAATGCTTGCGAGTGTTTTGCTTTGTTTCCAAAGTTAACACCACGAACCTTGTATCTTTGTTCTGTCAGTCGATCAAGAATGCCATATCCCAAACCACCTTCGTCAATTACTGTGAGCGCAGGCTTATATTCGTCAATTGCGTCAATAACTCTGCCCACAATTTCCATTGTGTCTTCGCCCTTATAGCGTTTAATCGCCACAATATCGCGCCCTTGTCTAACAGCAATGACCGTAGAGTCAGCGCCACCACGGGCAGGGTCTACTCCCACAATGGTAGGGGCGGTTAAGTCTTTCCACTTTTCCCTCTTCATTGCGTCATCCACAATCATTGGGCTAATGAACTGGTCTTCGCCTGCGGATGGGAACTCGCCATATACCTCGACTTTGGCTTGGCTAGAGTCTTCGCCATATTCGGCAATGATTTGCTCATAAATGGATTTATCGGTGTCTTCCACCGTCCGAGCGTCCACAATCTTGGATGTCCAAAAGTCCCGTTTGGCATGGAAACATTCAAAGAAGTAGCCTTCGTTCCTACGCGGATTGGAGAAAGCAAACCAGTATCTGTCTGGTGTGTTCTCGGTGAAAAAGCCTGCGCCCACCTCCCAGATCGGGTTAGGGATACCGCTAGATTCGTCAAAGATCAGCATCATGCCGTCTTGGTTGTGGACACCAGCGTAAGAGTCGGGGTTTTCTGCTGACCAGAGCTTGCCCTCACACGCCCAATACCTTGTGCCTTTTTTGAGATCGCGCTCGACAAGTTCTGTTAGCCATTGAGCAGGGACTAGCTTTGTCGCTGAAATCTCCCACCAATGACTATTGATCAGCATGGCCGCCCATTTTGTCAATTCTGCCCATGTGACCGAGCGTAATTGATTCTCTGAGTTAGCCGATACCACCACCGATCCACCAATACGGGTGGTGAGCATCCACAAGATAAGCCAAGATACTAGGGCAGACTTGCCGATACCGCGTCCAGAGGAGACAGCCATGCGGATGGTGTCGTAATCTATTAAGCCTTTTTGCTTTTTAATGTGGGTGGTTATGTCTCGCAAGACTTCCCGTTGCCATTTCCTTGGACCTGAGAACTTAGCAAGAGGCGTGTTTTTTTGTCCCCAAGGGAATGCAAACAAGACAAAGGCTTCTGGATCATCTGAAATGGTGGGAGACCAAAGCTCCACCATCAGTTTTTGTTCTTCTTCGCTCTTGTAAATTGGTAGTTGCATTTATCTGGCGGTTTGATAGGATATAAGCATGAAATTATCACCCATCGTCAATACAGACATCAAGATGCCAGCCAAGATGCTAGAAGCGCTTGGATTGCATGAGACTCGTTGTGTTGTTACTAGTGTGGACTCAGTCACCGAGGAATCAGTTAAAGCATTCTTAACTGATCGGTATGGTGAGGAGTTTGCCAACACTTTTAATCCGAAGTTTTTGTTTAATAGCCAAGACGCTTGAGCAACTCGTTGGTGATAACACCAGAATAGGGCTTCATCTGCAACGCTCTTAGATCGGTTGGTCTTGGGTTTCTTGGGTCAGGTATGCCTCTGGCTTTGGCTACTTCTGGCAACAGTTCAAAAATATTGCGATCTTCAGCCAATGTTCCAATGCCTTGGCCAGGCACTCCTCGCGGATAGGACGGATGGCCAGACTGCATGATCATTGGATTGCTTGCAAATATCTCACCCACGTTCTGCACACCACCCTCTTGGGCTGCCAATTGAGCTGGGTCTGACACCGCCAATCTAGCGCCACCGATATTTAATCCACCCGTATCCCTAAAGTCTCTATCCATCATCTGCTTGATGGTTTTCCTTGTGCTATCAGATGCGCCCCTAAATTGATCAACGCTTGAAGGATCGGATACGCCAGACCAATCAGGAATCAATTTCTTAATGGATCGGTCTAAGTTTTTCTTTTGTCCCTTGTTCATGGCGCTATCGGCATAAGCCAACATAGTTTCGCCAGTCATAGTAGCGAAGTCACCGCCAGTTGGAGCCATACGCCAAGGCAAGAATAATGGGTCTTGCCCAGTAGCTTGTTTAATTTCTTGAGCATTTTTAAGGATTTGTTTAACAGGACCTTGTGCCGATGCCCAGACCTGATTTGGGTTATTAAACATGTAGTCTTGGCCACCAAGCAACTCGACAGGTCTATTGAACTTGACATTGTCGATGCCAATCAAATTACCGCCCGCGGCCGTTCTGTCAGCCATGCTGGTAATAAACGGTCTACCAACAAACTGATCCAGTGAAACTGATGGGGCAGTAACCACATTAGGATTTAATTGGATGTCACGAGTCATTGCTTGCAACCGTTGTTGTTCCAAAACCCTTGGGTCATATCTAGGATCAAACGCACCAAAGCCACTTCTGCCAGCAGGCGGTACGGCATACATGGGCGATGGGGTAATAGCACCAAGCGCAGTATTTGGTCTCTCGCCAAGTAAGGTAGCGTTTATCTCTTCTTTGAGTAATGACGCACCCTTTTTACCAATCTTCTCACCCGTCATGGCCGCTTGTCTAGCTAATCGAGCTGCTTGCAGTATCTCCGCAGGACTCAAAGGAGCAAGCGCACCAATGTTGCCAGCCATCTGTTGGGCAGGACCTTGTGGCGCTAATGGCAAAGTCTGCATTAACTCTTGGCTACCGTAGGGAACTTGCTGTTGAGGAGCGTAGTTCACATCCCCATAAACCTCCATCGGATTAGGAGAACGCAAAGTATTCAAGATGTCAGATGGCATCCCAAACGTAGTAGCCAACCTCCCACGCAAAGCCTGCAACGGTATCTCAGCAGACGCTTGAGGATCATTGAACTGACGGTTACGTCTAATCTGTGGGTAATACCCAAACGCTGCACCTAGCGCGTTAGAGCCTTCTGGAGTCAATGCGTTGTTTACGGGCATGTTATCTCGGCAAGTTAAGCATCACATCAGGTTCAACTTTCCTAAAGTATTGCTGTAGGGCAGGAACTGGCATGTTTTGCAAGTTATAAGGAGAGGGCGTAAACATCGTCTGCCCCTCTGGAGTAACCCCCCAACTCCCTCCTTGCGTCTCAGGCGTATGGTACTGACTCTGATCCGAAAACGTAGGATGGTTAGGCTTCTTGTATATATCCGTACCATGCCCATTATCAGCAGTCTCAGCACCAGCCTTCCAAAACCCTCGTAAGTCATAGTCGTATAAGTCTCTTACCTTGTTCGTCTTCTCTGCCCACTTCATAAACTCTTTTTCTTCTTTAGGACTAAGTGGAGTGTTATGCGTACCCGTAAAGTCATACGGGTCAACCTGATCCTGTGGCGCTGTCGCTAACAAAGCTAATGCGTTTGTAGGGATAGGGGCTAGTGCGTTAGTTGGCATAAGGCGATCTTAGCAAAAAAAATAAAAAATTGTTCACGTTAGCACCGTTCCTGTGACCTTTCCTGTCTGGACCTACCCCCCCCCTCGGTCTGGATGGTGGATGGGCATGGGGCGCTTGGGGCATTTATCCACAGTGCCAGTGCCAAGTTATCCCCAGATTGCATGAGCAACCCATTGGTTATGCACAATCTTGCTTACAAACATGTGGG